AGATTTCGTCGTAATCTAATTCTCTTGGTTTAATATCATCATATCGATATGAAGATACATCAGAATAAATTTCTGCTTTCAAAGAATCAATAAGAAGTTCAAGATTACGGATGATAAGTTTTACTTTTTCTTTATCCATGAATTAAAATCCTTTCAATTCATTTTAGCATAAAAAAAGGAGGGGATCAACCCCTCCAGAATATCAGCGCATCGCCATCGCAAGTTTCGCTTGGTGTTTGCGCTGTTCTTTTTCTTTTTGTTGTTTAATTAAAATGAGTTGCCAATTGTTTTTTGTTTTCATTAGGGTGCTCCTTTACTTTATGGGTATTGGTGCGTTCCTTCGGAGTCCCTACTTCCGCCTAAACAGGTGAACGTTCGATTATTTAGACAATTAATTTTGTAACATTTGATACAATTTTAAAAACCTTCGCGTGAGAAAATTTTTGGAGGAATTTTTTCCGCCTATTTTGGAAATCACTTTCGCTTTTTCTTTTCGGGTGCCTTGTATCCCCAGACTTTTGGACTAACTCTACCATATCCAAAATCAATTTTTTGAACTACTCCAGGTCCAAATTTATCATAGTAAAGATCAAAAATTTTAGATCTGGTTCCTCTACAAAGATCCATGTGAACTTCTTCACCCATTTTATACCAAATTAAATGTGCATCATTAGGCCAAGAAGGATCTTTTACTTGATCAATAGTTCCATTTTCAACCAAAATTTGGCATCCATATCTGGGAAGAAGACTTTCCTTTTCTTCTTTTGTCCATTCAGTCATTTCTTCTTCCTCCCCTTTATCACTTTGAACAACATCACGAAGTTTACTACTCATACACGATTTCCCCATTTAATATCTGGATATGCTTCTGCAACAATTTCTTTAGTAATTTTATATTTTGTCCCCAATTTCTTATCTTTAACAAGAATAAGAATTTCTGCCTCAAGTGGATGAAGACCTTGAAGAATATTAATAAACATAGTTTCTCTGCGAAGAGAACTTAGTCCATCATTACCTCCACGAATAAAATTGTAGAAGCGATTATATTCTTTACGTATTGTAGTCTGCCCTTGATCATTCATTCCCAGAGAATTAGATCCCATCTCTTGCATTTTACCTACTGCATCTAGCACCTTATCGCTTACAGTACCGCTAAATGAATTTTGTTCACCAGTACTGGCATAAGGAACATCACCCTCTGGAAGGGCAGATACAAGGCTCTCGTCAAAGTTCCAAATAAAGATCGCTTTTAGAGAAGGATCTACGTATCTCTGAAGTAGTTCAACCTTTTTAGCATTAGTTCTTTGACTTGAAACCAATTCTAAAACTTCAAAGGAAAAAGGATTTGTGGGAAGATCCTCAGATATTTTTTTAGTCTGCGTAGATGTTGTTTTTGTATTAGAAGTTCTAGTCGTCTTCTTCTGTGTCGTCGTTGTCATAATAGTTCTCAAAATTAAATGCAATTACCTCATCGGGTATAAGATTACCCTGCGAATCAAACATTTCAGGGTGAGGTCTTGGAATTTCCCTGTAATTCATCATATATTCTCTAGCGACCCATCCAGATAGCAATCCAACAATAAAAAACAAAATGGTCATGAATGAACCAAACACTAAACTTGTTGCTAACATTTTTCTTTTCCTCGGGAACTACTGGATTTCTTTATATCTAAAGAAAATTCGAAGCAAATGGTGAACTCCCGATTAAGAAAGCAAACCAATTTTTCAAAAATAATCTGAAAATATTTGGGACGCTTTCTTTTACCTCCACTTAGGATAAGTTCTAGACCACGATTAACGTGAATCTTAGAATTATTTATATTCGTATCAGACAATTTGTCGCTCTTTTAAAAATTTAACAGTATCGGTACATCCACCAAGTTTCTTATCATCGCAAAGAACTTGGGGAAATGTGGATCCCTCACCAAACTCAGAATAAAATTCTTCTTTGGTAAAGTCTTCTCCCAAAGTATACACCACAAAGTTATTTCCTGTCAACTCTAGGACTTGTTTAACTTTATAGCAATAAGGGCATTCTTGTTTGGAGTAAACAGCAAAGTTCATAATGGTTTAAATTTTAAATATTATTTATTTTATAATTTTATATCAAAACTTATGATAATTTTATCTAAATCAGTTTTATTAGTTTCCACATAATACATTAGAGTAGATGGAAAAATAATTAATCTTCCATCTAGAGGAGGAATTTTGACATTATTTGAAAAATACATATCCTTCATATTTTTATTCAGTATTCTATGAAAGAAATGATTGTGATGTTGGGATAAAAATACAAAGTCACCCGAAAATCTGAATGGGCAATCAACGACTAAAATACCAGTTATATCATATTCAGAACGAACACGTGCTTCAATATGTTCATTTGGTTTAATCACAGTAACATCAGACCTAACAATAGATGATGGAGATATTCTGTCCAAATTATCTATTACAGGAGACAGAGATGTTTCAATCTCATTATAGATTAGGGGAAAATATTTTTGAAATTTAAGTAAATTAAATACATTTTCTACCTCATAATTATCATGCTCATAAACATCCTTCACTAGATCATTTTTTACTTTATGAAAATCAGGTATTTCCCTAATAATAATGGGCGTTGGAAATGCTGGAAAAACATCAACTGCAGTTTCTTCTTGATTCATTACTAATAACTCCGTTTAATTTTAAAATCCATCTTCATGCCAACATTCATTATATCCATATTTTTGGTCTTCATAGGGATAGGAATTTAAATTTTTCTTTGGCCAACTTAAATCAACATTTGTTCTTGGGAAAGATTTAAACAAATTTTTCGTAATACTATTACTTACTTCCAAAGACTCTTGCCAATTAGAAGACCCATCAAAAAGATATTTTTCAGGTTGAATAAGAAAAATTTTAATTCTTTCATCAAAATTTGAACAGTAATTAGCACCGATGTAAGTTTCGGATCTAATAAAATATCCATAGTATCTCCAAAGATCTTGTTTTGGAATTCTTACTTTATCAGTAACATTATTAATTTTAAGTGGTATGTCAAAAAGTTTAATTAAATCACTTGTTTTACCCCAGAATAAATGGTCTCTGGGATGAAACAAAAGATGTGGATACATCCCAGGAACAAATATAAGATGATCTTTTCTATTCTCTATAAAAAAGTTGTACATGACCATCATACTATCATAATCATATAACTGGTCAGTACGCATTTTAATAGCGTACTCTGTATTAACTTTTTTCAATCCATTCAAAGAACTGACTATTTGTAAATTAATATTATCATCACCAAACGTTATTGGTTTTTGATTACTGACTAATATAATTCCACTACTAAAATTTCTTTTAGAATGAACATTATCTTCGTTCCAACAAGAAAGAATGATATTATTGACAAATGGTAACTTAGAATAATTTTGAATTATTTCTTCAGTAAATTCAGTATATTGTCCTTGCAGAACAACATCCAATTTTTCATATGAGTTGTTCTGCATCAGGGTTTTTTTTCAATATGTATGTCAAAGTTTTTTAGATTATCGACCACAATATTGTAAATATCTTTAGGTAGATCTGGATCAGTTGAAATATCTACAAAAATATTCTTTGATTCCTCAACCTTACCCCAATACCATCCAGATAAAGCTTTTTGAAATAATAGACCACACTTACCAGGATATTCAATATCTGTAGAAGTTTTTTCAGAAGAAAAATCAGAAATACTTAATCCTAAAGAAGAATATTTGTAACAATCACTCCACTGATGCCTCTTTTCGTGGAATCTAGCAAGTAAGAAATACGCTTCTGGTCTGTTTGGCATTATGCATAATGCTTGCTGCAGTAAAGAGATTGATGTACCATCTCTAGTTCCCTGTTTATCATAAGAATGATGACATTTAATAAGCGATTCATAAATCATATTTTCATCTTCAAACCTTTCAGCAGATCTTAGGAAGTAAGATAATGCTGGTGCAGTATGTCCCTCTTTTTCGTACCACAATCCAACATTAAAACTGCTTTGAGGATTTTCTGGATCTAATGAATATTCCGTTAGAAGAGTTTCCAATTCAGTTTTAACTCCAGAAGTACTGACGTTGTTTTGGGGTTCTGTAATAGTAAGTTGGGTAGGAAGAAAATCAGAAACAATTTCAGAAAGTTTTAAATTACTATTATTTTTCCACCAATCAATCACATACTGATAAGTTTCTTGATGATATTCTT